CATCCTGCCGGAAGCGATCAAGGTCCTGCAGCAGAAGGCGTAAGGAGAAAACGGCATGGAATACAACGCGAAAAACTACATGGAACAGGGCGGCGACAAGCTGGTCATCGGCGGTACGCTGGAAATTCAGGAGGGAGCCTCGGTTACGGGGCTTCCCGCCGCCACGGCGGACAGTCCCGGCGTCGTCGGCATAGCCGCCAACCAACCCGCAAGTACCGCGGCCGATACCGCGGCGCTGGTCGCCGACTTCAATACACTACTGGCGGCGCTGAAAGCCGCGGGCATCATGGCAGCGGACGAGTAACGATATGAGCACGCTGCTGGAGAAGGTCAAAGCGAATCTGATCCTCGAGCATACTGAGGACGACGAACTGCTGCGGCAGTATATCGACGCGGCGGTTTCGTATGCAGAAGGGTATCAGCATCTGACTGTCGGAACATACGAAGCGGCGGTCATGCCACCGACCACCGAGCAGGCAGTGGTCATGCTCGCTTCCCATTTCTATGAGAGCCGGGACGGCAGCACGGGCGGGTTCTTCGCCGATAACGTGCAGGCCGGGCAACAGGTTTGGAATGCGGTGAACACGCTGCTCCGGCTCGACCGGGACTGGAAGGTCGGCATATGAGCTTTGGCAAAATGAACATACGCATTTCGATCGCGGAGGAAACGGTAGCAAAAGATCCCGACGGATTCGCAATGAAAACAGATCTTACTCTCGCTTCTCCCCATGCTTATCGGGAAGGGCGGCACGGCTCCCAGAAATGGGTCAACCGTGCCGCCTTTTCCGGAGCGACCGATCTCTTCCGGTTTCGGGTGATCCCCGGGCTGACCATTACAACAGCGCACGTGATCCTGTGCGACGGCGAGCGATATGAAATCACGTCGGTCGAGGACGTGAAGGGACGAAAGATGTACATCGAGGTTCTGGCAAAGAAGATGGAGGCGGCCCGTGGCTAAGGTAACGATCAAAATGCCGACCGAGTTTATGGATCAGCTGGCAAAGGCTGCGGAGAAAACGGACACCGCGATTCCGAAAGCTCTCGAAGCCGGCGGCAAGGTCGTCTTTGAAACGATGAAAACAAACCTCCGCTCGGCGATTGGACGGGACACAAAGTACCCTTCGCGTTCCACCGGCAAGCTGCTGGCGGCGTTGGGCGTGTCGCCCGTCAAGCTGAACGACGAAGGCAACTATGACGTGAAGGTCGGTTTTTCGGAGGACCGTGAAGTCAGCAATGCCAAGCTCTCGAACATCCTTGAATACGGGAAGCATGGCCAGCCGCCGAAACCGATTCTGAAGCCGACGCGCAGATCGAGCCGGAAGCCCTGCATCGAGGCGATGCAAGCGGCGCTGAAAGAGGAGCTGGGTGTGAAATGAGCATGCTGCAGGAACTGAATACGATTGTTGCGAACGCCGGCCTTCCCGTGGAGACCGGCGTTTTCTCCGGGACCGCGCCGGACGAGTATGTCGTGGTGACGCCGGTTTCGGAGCGGTTCGATTTGTTTTCGGACAATGCGCCCGGCATGAATATCGAGGAAGCGCGGTTGTCGCTGTATACGAAGGGCAGTTACATCGATAGGAAAGACCTGCTCGTTCGGACGATGCTGACCGCCGGTTTCACGATTACGGACCGCCGGTATATCGAACATGAGGACGATACCGGTTATTACCATTATTCCGTAGATGTTGTTAAGCCGTATTCTTTCGAAGAATCCTGAAATTATTGGATATTCTCGAGAAAATATCAGAATAACAACGTGTTCATTTTAATCCAACGAGTTGAAGAATCATCTCCTCGTTGCTTTCCCAAACAGGGATAATGGTGGGCGTGCCTTTGCTTTGCTCAATTTTTTCAATCGCGGTGCGTTTCATATTGCTGTCAGCGTAGGCGTAAATCTTCGTGGTTTCTGCAGAAGCGTGACCTAATTGTTCCGCTACTAGCGCTAACGGCATTCCCCCGCGGTAGTAATGAATCGCCCTTGTGTGCCGTAGTTGATGTGGGTGTACTCGTTCTGGCACTTCAGGACATGCTGCTCTTGCGGATTTGCCGTATTTTTTCATGAATGCGGCAACTGCATCAGCAGACATCTGGTGCCGAATTCCGTGAATTACGGTATAAAACAGATAATCGTCCGGGTTAGGATTCTTGTGGTAAATCTGCATATACCTTTTGCAAAGTTCACACGTTCTTCCAAGGAGCGCGACAGCACGCGGTTTACTGCCTTTTCCGATTAGATGCGCTTCTGGATATTTGAGATTTAGCCGTATATCCCTAACACGCAGATTAAGAAGCTCTCCGCAGCGGGCAGCCGTGTCATACATCAGCGTCATAAAGAACTGATCACGAATTCCGGTTTCCTTTGCTGTGTCAGGTTGCACAAGCAATGTTTGCAATGCAGTTTCAGAGAGGTATTCCACCATTTTCACTCTGCCATTTTTACGGGGTATTTTAGATACCTCCAATTGCAACGCAGTCTGCGTGCCATCAACAGTTCCGGCGTACTCGAAAAAAGACCGCAAAACCATTAAACGTTGATTTCTGGAACTTACTGAGCATTTTCGTTTATCCTCCAGCCATTGTAGGTAGTCAAGAATCAGCTGTTGGTCAAATATCGTAAAATTGATTTGACCGACGGTAAACTGCTTCTCGTTTCGAAGGTACCCAATCAGCAGGTTGAGCCCTGCTTTGTAAGAAGTTATCGTGTTTTCACTCAAGCATCGTTGCTTGGGCAGGTACTCGAGTATATATCCGCGCACCGTTTTAAAAAAATCCGTCATCGTGCCACCTCCGGCAAAAGCGATTCGTATCGGGAGAAGTCTAGCCCCGACATCGTTTCCAATTGCCCCGGAACAAGATGGATGTAATAAAATGTGTCGCTTAACTGCTCATGACCCATATACGCGCTCAGGTACGGAAGCATAGAGGTAAGTTCTTTCCCTTCCCGTAGCCACTGATAAAACTTGTGGGTTGCAAAGGTATGACGAAAATCATAAAGTCTCGCAGGAATCGGACATTTTTCGTCGAATCGTAGTCGCTTCTTAATCCTGAAGAACACACGACTTGCGGCATCCGCAGTAAACGGCTTATCCACCAAGGTTGGAAAGAACCATTCTCGACCCGGTAGTATTGCTTTAATTTTAATATTGTAGTCGCGGAGGTAATCGCAAACGTCATCGGCAATCATAACTATACGGTCTTTATTGCCTTTTGATTCGCGTATGGATAGCTTGCCAACAGTTAAATCGACATCATCAACGCTTAACCTTTGTGCTTCAACAGGACGTAATCCGCAGCAATAGAGCAAACGTATAAACGCAGGAGCAACTATATGCCAGCACGGAAATTGACTGCAGGGCCTGAGATTGTCCAGCTCCGCCCAAATGCTGGCGATTTCATCTTCGGAATAAATATGCGGGGTTGGCCGCGCGCTTTTCTTGCAAAATCGGCCCGAAAGCACATATGCATCTTCTCCTAGGCTGATGAGATATTTGCCAAATTCTCGCACAGGGCTGATGCGAACGAGAAATGTGTTGTTTTTTTCACTTTCCCTCTTGATCGCCCATGCAAGACAGATCTCCTTGGTTAGGTCGGACCCGTTTGGGAATCTGTTCTCACAGAAACGATCAAACATCTTAAGTTTTTTGATTCCAGTATCATATGCATACCCCAAAGACTGCTTGTATTGCACGAACTCATATAATCTCTCGGAAAGAAGGCTTTTGAATGCTTGTCTCATTCTACTACCCCCCTTAGCGGCACAAGGCTAAGTGCGCATAACTTCAGATCGTCCTCGAATGTGGCGATATAAGGTTTTGCTGAATTTATATCCGTCTGTCCTAACATTTCGCTCAGGATATCCAACGGTATGCTTGCTTCGAGAAGTTTTCTTCCAAAGTATCTGCGAAGACTGTGGAATTGTCTTCTCCGGTTCGGAGCATCGATGATATCTGCTCGTTTCATCACTCGTGACACGATGGAGGCTAACGATGTTGCCTTTAAAGGCCTGTATGGCGAATTGCATGTCAGAAAAACATTCGGTTCGCCAGATTTGGGCCGAGCGTTCAGAATATACGCTGCAAGAGCATTTCCTGCGTCAATGGGTAACGGCAACGACAATGGGACTCCCGTTTTTTCCTGTACAATACCGATTTGCTTATTACGCCAATCTATATCTACGCGCTTTAGGTTAGCGATGTCGCAAGCACGAAGTCCAGTGGTCGCCGCTAACATGATAATAGCGTAATCCCTCTTGCCGAGTGACGTCGCGGTGTCGAGACTGGCAAGAAGTCTGCTAACTTCTGTATCTGTAAAGCCATCACGGATTCGCTTCCTGCGAGGACTGTGATCCGGAATCGAATTAAGCAGATCGGCGGTTGTTCTCCCAGAATCGTACAGGTATCCAAAGAACACGCGTAAGCAATACAAAAATAAATCCAGCCCGCCACCGTAGTGCTCTGCCGCTTCACTAATCTTTTCACATGCAATCCGGGGTGTGATTTTGGTGATGTTTTCAATACCTGCATCATACAACCTGAGCAGGAATAACTTTGACATGCGCAATACCGAAAGCTGAGTGGTGTTCTTTAAATTACCCAAGCTGGCAAGATGAACAGCGAACTCCGTCATTAGCTCAGCATATTTACCGGGAAGCTCCCGCAGATGATAATTCGGTAGTGAGTGCCACGATAATGTGCCTGTATTTCGATATTCTTTAAGCATGCAGGCGACTTTTCGGATGACCTGACAAGTGATCCGATTAAGTTTCCCGCTTTCGTACTCGCTTCGCTTTTGAGCTACAAAAGCAGTTGTGAATTTCTCCGAATATTCGATTTTCCCAGCAGAGTAGTATGCTTTAAGAATCGGATAGAAGCCTTGGCCCTGATAGCAGTCCATCGTACCGGGAGAAAAGCCGAAGGCCCTCATTGCTTCCTTAGCACGCCAAGCAAGCGCGTAAATATTGTTAGGATTAGCGAGCTCCTTTTTTGTTGGTTCGATGTGTAAGGGCTTGGGAGCCCATGTCCGTAGGTCGTCTGGGAAACGGCTATCCCGCAGACGTTTTAAAATACCACCACTACGCCGAATTTTATCAAGTTGGGTGCAATGAAGATCACCTCGTTCGCATGCTTCTTCCGCGTTTTTGATAGCTTCGCTAATCAGCTCATCTGTACAGTCAGCAGTAGAAGCACTTCCACAATACCTAATAAACGGACGAAATCCTGTGTAATAGTGTCTGCGTATGTAACCTTCGCTTGCGCCATTGTGTTTGAATCCTTGCAGCGCAAGCGATACAAGGTGATCAATTGTAATGTTTTTCAAGATATTTCCCTCCTATATGATTTGCTTACATTATCTGTCATATAAGAGGTAAACAGGCAGTTGTTATTCCGATGTTTTTTCAAGAATGATCTGTGCTTTCAGGATTCTTCGAAAGAATACGGCTTAACAACATCTACGGAATAATGGTAATTATTCCGATATCAGAATAATTACCATTACGCCATCGACGTGGCGAAAGAATATGAACAGGAGGAAATCTGAATGGCTACGATTGGCCTCGACGGGCTCTATTACGCCAAGATCACGGAGGACGCCAACGGGAATGAAACGTACGGTACGCCGACTAAGCTGGCGAAGGCGATCTCCGCCGATCTGGAGGTTGAAATCAATGAAGCATCTTTGTATGCCGACGATGCGGAAGCGGAGGTCGTGAAGGAGTTCAAGACCGGAAAGCTGACGCTTGGGATCAACGACATCGGCGCGGTGGCGGCTGGTGATCTTGTCGGCGCTGTGCTGGACGATAATGGCGTGGTGATTTCCCAGAGCGAAGGGATGGCGTCGCCGGTGGCGATCGGGTTCCGTGCGAAAAAGAGTAACGGAAAGTATCGATTCTTCTGGCTTTACCGGGTGCTGTTTGGCATCCCGGCGACGAACCTCGCGACCAAAGGCGACAGCATCACGTTCAACACGCCGAAGATCGAGGGTACGCTCTACCGCCGGAACAAGATCGACGGGCAGGGAAAACATCCTTGGAAGGCCGAAGTCAACGAGGACGATACGGGCGTGTTGCCGGCGACGATCACCGGGTGGTATACGGAAGTGTACGAGCCGACTTTTGCGGCTGCGGAATAACGGAGGAAACGTATGGATAACGAACGAGCCGCATCTATTACGATAGCGGGAAAAGAGTATCAGCTGATCCTCACGACCCGGGCAACGAAGGAGATAGCCAACCGTTACGGCGGGTTGGCGAACCTCGGCGACAAGCTCATGAAGTCGGAAAACTTCGAACTGGCACTGGATGAACTGATCTGGCTGATTGCGCTGCTGGCGAATCAAAGCATTTTGATCCACAATTTCCAGCATCCGGAGGATAAGCAAGACCCGCTGACAGAAGAAGAAATCGAACTTCTGACCACGCCTACAGATCTTGCCGAATACAAGGACGCGATCATGGATTCCATGCTGCGGGGCACGAAACGCAATGTGGAAAGCGAGCCGCAGCCGGAAAAAAACGCGTCGGCCGGGTGAGCGATGAAGAAACGTTCGCCCGGTTACTCTTTTACGGCGTAACCCTGCTGGGCCGAACGGAGCGCGAAGTCTGGCTCATGCCGCTTGGCGCTCTGCTCGACCAGTGGGAAATCTACAAGCAGTTTCATGGGTTGGCAAAAGCGAAGATGGAGTATGCGATCGATGAGATTATCCCCGTCGGTATATAATTGTGGGGAACGCCTGATATGCCGATAACGGCAAAAACAACAATAAAACCGGAAAGTTACGATTCAATTCTTGCCGTTAATATGGTATGATAGGCGTAGTGCATAGGGGGCAAACGTCATGAAATACCTGTCTGTAGCGGAAATATCAAAGCGCTGGGGCGTAGCGGAACGAACCGTGCGTAATTATTGTGCTAACGGGAAAATACCAGATGCCTTTCTGACTGGAAAGACATGGAACATTCCCGAAACGGCGCAGCGGCCGGATCGCATCAACAAACATCGGGAAGAACCGGCCACGCTGCTTGAATTTTTGAAAGCAGAAAAAACGGCGCGAACTTCGGGTGGCATCTACCATAAGGTGCAGATTGAGCTTACATATAACTCAAATCACATCGAGGGAAGCCGGCTGACCCATGACCAGACGCGATTCATCTTTGAAACGAACACCATCGGCATGGACAGCGGTTCCGTCAACGTCGACGATATTGTCGAAACCTCCAACCATTTCAAATGTATCGATCTAATCATCGATCAGGCAAACGCGACGCTGAGCGAGAAGCTCATTAAGCAATTGCATTTGATTTTAAAAAGCGGCACCAGCGATGCACGAAAAGACTGGTTTGCTGTTGGCGCATATAAGCGTCTGCCCAACGAAGTCGGTGGTAAGGAAACCGCCGCGCCGGAGGACGTTGCGCCACAGATGCAGAAACTGCTTCAAGCGTATAGCTCAGTAAAAATCAAAACGTTGGATGATGTTCTGGATTTTCATTACCGGTTTGAGTCGATCCATCCGTTTCAGGATGGAAATGGACGCGTCGGCCGGCTGATCCTCTTCAAAGAATGCCTGAGAAACGACATCGTCCCGTTTATCATAGACGACGAATTGAAATTGTTCTATTATCGCGGCCTGCGGGAATGGCCAAATGAGCGCGGGTATTTACGAGATACGTGCGTTGCCGCGCAGGATAAGTTCAAGCAGTATCTCGACTATTTCAGGATTGCTTATTGTATAGTCATTTTACGGCATAACCCTGCTGTGACGGGCGGAGAGTGAAGGTTGGCTCATGTCTCTTGGCGCTCTTTTAGACCAGCGGGAGATATATAGACAGTTGCATGGGCTGACAAACACAAGAAAGGGATTTTTAACAACGAAACTATATCAAGTTACACATAATCCCGCGCATTCTGAAAAACGGTCCTTTTGCAATTCTATTGGTTTTGATAGAATATGCTTATACTAAAATGATTTGTTATACTGCGGAGGAATTGATATGAGTTTGTTTGGTGAGCGAATCCAACCCATTCCACTTTTGATACCCCAACAGGGTACTCCTGTGGCTTTAGAAAGGGTATCCGTAACGGATAAACTTTTTCAGGAAAGCTGGCTTCAGAAATTAATATTTGAGAATCCTTCGCTTCTTCCTGTTTCAGAAATTGAGCCAGTTTTCGGTCCGTTAGTCGCAATTGGTCGTGAAGTGTCGACAAATGTCGGTTTTATCGATAATTTATTCATCAGCCCACAAGGCTATTTGACAATTGTAGAAACCAAATTGTGGCGTAATCCCGAGGCGCGACGCGAAGTGGTTGGACAGATCATCGATTACGCAAAGGAACTTAGTTTGTGGTCCTTTGATCGGCTAGATCAAACGGTGAGGGCCTTCTTCAAAAATAAAAAATTTGGTGTTATCGAAGCATTAAGATCTATAGAAGATATAGCAGAAGAAGATGAAAGCGATATTATTGATTCGATCACTCGAAATTTACAAAGAGGGCGACTTTTACTTTTAATTGTTGGCGATGGTATCCGTGAAAGCACGGAAGCAATGGCTGAATTCTTGTCACAAACGCCCCAATTGCATTTTTGCTTGGCATTAATCGAATTACAAGTATTTAAGACTGGTGAGGACATGCTTGTCATCCCCCAAATTGTCACGAGAACAAGGGAGATTACACGAGCCGTGATTCGGCTTGAAGGAGGCACAGTTCAAAATATATCGGTTGATCTTGACGTCTCTAGAGAGGA